CCGTGCGGCAGCCAGGGCAATGGCCGATGTGTTCGGCATGACACTGCTGCTTTCCGAGGCAGGAGAGACGTTCATGCTCAGCAACGTTTCGGTTTGGGTGCAGCCGGTGGCGATTGCGCTGAGTGTGGCGCAGCAGGAGGTTGGCGTATGACCGTTTTCCTACTGCTGTACCTGTGCGCGGACGCAACCCGTACAGACTGCCAGGTGGTGAAGGCTGATAGCTGGAAGGGACCTCACGCCTATGAGCAATGCATTGACGTTCTGCCTGATCTGACCAAGGCGCTGACTGCGCCCAACCGGAAACGACACAGATTCGTGTGTGAGATCCAATCCGACGGAGCACAACACGCCGAGCAGAAGTTACCGCCGTCGCGCGCTCATCAATCGTTTCGGATGTAACAGGAGAGGTGCATCAATGAATACTCAGAAAATCGCTCCATTATTGCGCTGCCCCTTTTGCGGAAGTAATGCTCAATTCGCACACGATGGTGACGGCGGCCATTGGATTGAATGCAAACACGAACGATGCGGAGCCTCCACAAACATACGTTACAGCGTGAAGGAAGACTGCAAACCTTTGCTGACCGAACAATGGAACAATCGCGTTCGCAAAAAAAACATTAATAGGCCAACAACCTTTGACTTGTGCTCACTCGTCATGGAGTTAGAGGCCCTAAGAAACTCTGCTACAAAAGAGGAGCTTGCTCGGACCAGCACCTGGATTTGGGGGTTTCTTGCAGCCTGCAGCCAGCTGAAAGTTATTCAAAAAATGGAAGTAAATCGACTTTTTCAACTCGTGCGTAACGCAGAAAAATATCGCAAAAAAGAGTTGGAGGCGTTTGAAAGTAAAGCTCGACTGCGCACACCTCTCCCCTGGCAAATGACCGATGCTCCGGGAGGCCATCAATGATTGCTCACAACATTATCAGCCTAAGCGGCGGCAAAGACAGCACTGCCACTCTACTGGTCGCCATTGCCCTAGAGGCACCCAACCTGCAGGCCGTCTTCGCAGACACCGGCAACGAGCACCAACAGACCTACGAGTACCTTGATTATCTGGAACAAGCCACATGCACAAAAATAACCCGGGTGCGCGCTGACTTTACCCAGCGCATTGAAGGTAAGCGCCGATTTATCGAATCTAAGTGGCGGGCGCAAGGTATCGCAGAGGAGGTTGTGCTTGCAGCGCTGGACGTGCTGCAGCCCACCGGCAACCCTTTCCTAGATCTGTGCATCTGGAAAGGCCGGTTCCCTAGCCGCAAGGCCCAGTTCTGCACCATGGAGCTGAAGCGTGACCCTATGCTTGAGCAAGTAGTCATGCCTTTGATGGGTGCCGGCGACATGATTCTGAGCTGGCAGGGTGTGCGCGCAGACGAGTCGCTAAACAGACGATATCTGCCGGAATGCGACGAAGTCGGTGGTGGCCTGTTCAACTACCGCCCGATCTTGAAGTGGGATGTCCCGGCGGTGTTCGAAGCTCACCGCTACATGTGCATCAAACCGAATCCGCTTTATTCACAAGGCATGGGGCGTGTCGGTTGCATGCCCTGCATCAACTGCCGCAAGGATGAATTACGCGAGATTGCCCTGCGGTTCCCCGAAGCGATTGACCGGATCGATCGCTGGGAGCGAACCGTCCAGCAGGCCAGCAAACGCGGTGCTGCCACGTTCTTTGCCGGATCAAATGCCAAGCATCCGATAGGCTCAATCTCGGGCATGACAGCCATTGAAGTCATGGAGATCGCAAGCATCCGCCAGGCCGTTGAATGGTCCAAGACAGCCCGAGGCGGCATCCAATACGACCTGATGATTGCTACTGACGCCTCTGCCTGCTCCAGCGCCTACGGGCTCTGCGAGTCGGCCTGGGAGCCAGTAACCTTGGAGGTAGCATGAGCGCAGCCCGTGTACTTGAGTTTGAAGACTTACAACGCATAACGGGATATAGCCGCCGGGCAGACGTTGAAAAAACGTTGCGCTCCCAAGGGATTCGAATTTTCAGTGGACGAAAGGGGCCCTGGACTACGGTGGATTTGATCAACCAGGCGGGCGGGCTAAAACCCGTGGATACCGACAGCTACAGTGCGGACATCGTATGAAACGTGGTCGAAAGCGCCAACACAATCCGAACATCCCTGGGCACATTGACCAGGCGGCTTTGCCGCGCTCGGTCTATTTCGACCATAGGGGCGCTGGGTGCTGGTACATCCTGTATTTCAATGAGGCCGGGCGGCGACAGCGGCAGAACCTTTGCGCGGGTAATGTGACGCTTTCAGAGCTTCACCGCCTCATCGAGGAGCGCAACGGCGTAGACCGCGACAGCCTGCAATACCTCTGTGATGAGTTCCACAAGAGTGACCAGTACAAGGTCCTCAGCGAGAAATCCCACGACGACTATGTCTACTCCCGCGACGTGCTTCTGGCGTTCCCGACGAAGCTTGGCAAACCGCTGGGCGAACTGGCGGTGCTCAAGTTCACGCCGGCGCTCGTCCAGCGGATCATCGACAAGATAGCCCAGGATGGCACTCCCTCCAAAGCCGCTCACTCACTGCGCTACCTGCGCCGAGTAATGCAGTGGGGCCGTAACCGTGGTTTTGTGAAGGACAACCCGGCTAAGGGCATTGAGTCGCCGAAAGAGCGCAAGCAGCGCCGACTGCCCGAAGACACGGTCATGGTCAACCTGATCAGGTTCGCAAAGCAGCAAGGCCAACTCAAGAGCGGCCAGGCTGGGGCCTGCTCGCCTTACCTGTGGTATGTGATGGAGATTGGATACCTGTGCCGCCTGCGCGGGATCGAGACGATCACACTCACCGACGAGAACGAACTCAACGAAGGGGTGCTCACCAACCGTCGTAAAGGCAGTCGGGACAATATCGTCAGGTGGACTCCGCGGCTGCGTGCCGCCTGGGACGCGGCCAAGGCCGTCAGGTCAGAAACGTGGGAGCGGAAGCGAGTGCCGGTGCCAATCCGAGCAGACCAGCGCTTCCTTATTATTGCCGCTACCGGCAGGCAGTTATCGAAGTCAGGGCTTGATACAGCCTTCCAGCGACTGATAATGCAAGCGATTGAGAAGAAGGTGCTCACTGAAGAGCAGAGGTTTGGGATGCACGACTTTAAGCGTAAGGGCATCACCGATACGGTGGGCACCAGGGCAGACAAGCAACAAGCGTCAGGCCATAAAGACGAATCGATGATGGACGTTTACGATCTCAGCGTGCCGACAGTTAATCCATCTTCGGAGTGAAAAGTTTTATAACATCAACCATGTAACTTTTAAGACATTCAGTACAGTGCTGTTCATCTCGGCCGTCGCCAAACGCAGAACGAAGAACTTTATCGTACTTCTTCTCACTTACTTGCTTTCGAGCAACTGACACGCGCTCATTGACATACTCATATCCGGCATAGTTAATGAGTCTTAACATTGAAGACTCCAGACAATCGACATTTCCAGGGAGGAAAGAAAAGGCGGTATCAAAATGCTCGTACGAACAGATCGCGGAGAGCGCCCTTTTATCGCCTGTCAGTATCTTGAACTCTTCGCCCCAGCCGTGACGATCGCTTGCATGTAGAAACAATGCAAACTCTCCGGGATCAACCTCATCGATCTGTTGCATGTGATCGATCAAATCAAAATCAACTTTAGCGTCATTGAGCACGCTGCATTGCTCAAGAAACCCGCAAATTCGTTCGTAAGCCTGTGAGCTTCCGACGTATTTTTCGATGGATTTGTCTGGATCTTTCAAGCGCAGGCTGTAGGGGAGACTAGAAAGGACGAAGCAGTCTTTGGCGCCTGAATTTAAGCTACCGAGGGTGTCTTGCAGTAGATCACATTGTGCAAGCTTGATCACCAAGTCGTTATCGGACAGTAGGATCATTCAGGGTCAACTAGAGCCCTTAGCAAGTCGAGACTATCTTCTTTAATCTCTTCCGCAAGATTTGAAAACAAATAACTAGACACTAAAGCTTTATCACTCACACCTTGAGCCAAAAGCTTAAGCGTTTTAGTACACAATGGCCAAAAATTACCATTGTGAGCACAGTTTAATAAAACATGAGTTGGATCAATATGATTCGCAGAACCATAGTTATTTACAACCCTAGCAAGATCTGGAGCCGGCATAAAACGACCTAGCCGCAGCTTAGCTGATGCTTTTCCCGCTAGAAGCTCAAGTGCAAACTCATCTGCCGCAACTTCATCATCATCACGACCGTCATCGTTTTTTGCAATTTCCGTATCAACGATGGCGCCATTAGCGTCCACATGTCCTAAAGCGATATGTCCAAGCTCGTGAGCTAGGTGAAAAAGCAAATAGCCGCACTCTTTCTTCGACGAAAGAACAATCGATGGGCGATTATTTGTAGACATGGCAATACCATCCATCTTTTTCTTCATAATTGAAGAAGCAAGATGAATCACGGGAATTCCACATTCCCAGCAATAGTCCAGTAGGTCACTCAGGCCAACCCAAGGCTTGCCAGAAGCCAATATCTGACTCCGAATCTCAGCGGCCGAGACGGGGCGCACATAAGGGCGCTCAATATTGGACAGTACGATTTTGGAAGCACTGCGAGCCAGAGCTACCGCAAGCTCAACGTCGTCAGCAGTCGTCCCCTTTATGAGCTTGAAACGGCGCTGCTCAGGCAAATCAAACTCGATACGCGCAGGCGTCTCGGCAATTGACCGAAGCTTCAGATTCAAGGCACGCGCCAAGATGAACTTAGCCTGCTGGAGACCGCTAGGCGTCTCAGCTATCTCGTCATCCCACCAAGCAGGTAGAAACGCCTGTACCTGCCGCTTAGGCAGGCCATGGGCTCTGAACGCACTGTAAAGGCTTTGCATAGATTCAGTCATATCAAAGCCTCCATTCAGACGTTAATGACATAAGGATTAGTCAAAGGTGAGCTCTTCTGCATGCCGGTTAGACATCGGCCCGCCCCTGAAAAGTCACAAGGATACTAAATCTTTTTTGCATTTCACGCAAGTTATCCACAGCTTTACACACAGGTTTCAGCTAAGGAAAAAGAGGTGATAGCAGGCGCGTACATTGCCAACCGCCATAGCAGGAAAATCAAGCCCGAGGCCTTGTTGTTCACGTACAAAAAAAAGGCGCCAGCCCTTAATTCTGTTGAGTAGCTGACCTGACTTGTAATCAGTAGGTCCCGGGTTCGACTCCTGGTGCCGGCACCACATTAGGCTCCATTGCATTCTACTGAATGCTCTGGAAGCCCCGAAAACCCGCCCTTTGGCGGGTTTTTTCGTTCCAGGACCCTCTGTCGGGATCCAACAAAATCCCCCTTCCCCGAGGGTATGTTAGGGGTACTGCGATTTTCCGGTCAGGAGCGCGTACCCCTATGCCACGTCTAGCGATCCCTCTCAGCGACCTGCAATGCCGCACGGCCAAAACCCGCGAGCGCGCTTACAAACTGTTCGACGGTGGCGGCATGTACCTTTTCGTCAAACCCAATGGCGTGAAGACCTGGCGCTTGAAGTACCCCAAGCCCAACGGCAAGGAAGGTACGCTCATCATCGGCAATTACCCCATCGTTACCCTTTCCGTCGCACGACGTAAGCGAGACGAAGCCAAGGCGTTGCTGCTCGACAACCTCGACCCAATGGAAGAAAAGAAGAAGGCCAAGATCGTAGCCCAGCGGGTGGCACTGCTTTTCGAAACCGTTGCCCTGGAGTGGCACGCTGATATGTCCCGCCGCTGGACCGAAGGACACGCGACAACCGTAATGAGCCGACTGCGCACCCACGTCTTCCCGCTGATCGGCCAACGACCCATCGCTGAGCTCGATACCCACGACCTGCTAGAGATCACCCAGCGCATCAAGGAACGCGGCACCATGGATGTGGCGTTAAGGGTACAGAACTACTTATCCACCATCATGCGCGGGGCCAAAAGGGCTCGGCAGATCACCATGAATCCTGCACTGGATCTGGCAGGCTCGATTCACGCGCCACGCACAATCCATCGTCCAGCCCTATCCCTCAACCGCCTACCCGAATTGCTACACCGTATCGACAACTACAACGGCCGCGAGCTAACGCGCCTTGCTGTGCTACTGACTCTGCATGTATTCGTCCGCTCCAGCGAACTGCGCTTCGCTCGATGGAGTGAGTTCGACTTCCAACGCGCCATGTGGGAAATCCCCGATACGCGCGCACCGATTGAAGGGGTACGCAACTCCACACGCGGGACCAAGATGAACGGCGACATTCAAATGGTTCCGCTATCGCCGCAGGTCATCGAAATACTGGAGCGCCTGCGCAGCCTCAGTCGCTTTTCAGAGTTGGTGCTACCGGGCGACCACAAGTACTGGAAGCCCATGTCCGAGAACACAGTGAACACCATGCTCCGCAACGTCGGCTATGACACCAGCAAGGACGTGTGCGGCCACGGCTTCAGGACCATGGCCTGTAGCGCCCTGCTGGAGGCCGGGTTATGGACCGACGCAGCCATCGAAAGACAAATGAGCCACAAGGAACGCAACCGCGTGCGTGCCGCGTATATCCACAAAGCTGAATTTCTGGAGCAGCGCCGGCTGATCATGGCGTGGTGGAGCAACTACATCGACGCCAACCGCCATGGGCATGTGACGCCCCACGAATTCGCTCACCCCGTCGGCGACAACATCACCGCCCTACAAAATAGCCGTGGCGCATCCAAACGTGGGTAAGCCAATGAGATCACCGCAGTCCGCCCTTCCACGCGGGTCCATCCAAGCGGGGCTGCAAAGCCGCCCTGCTTGGATGGACCTCATTTAAAAAATCTAAAGCCCACGCAAATTGTCTGTGGAAAACCATAGATTTCCACCGGTGGATAATTTCATCCACAGCCGCAGAATTCCCGAAAATTCGAGCCTTGACCCAAATTATCCACAGGCGTAGAAAAGATCGGGCAAAGCGCTGTCGTTGACAGCAACCCAGGTAGCCAGAACCTTTAAGGCTACGCCACACCGTGGTGGTTCTCCCAAAGTGCGATTAGCGTCCGGCGGCTCGCACGGTCACTCACCGAGTGATGGATGCCAGCTTCAGATCATTGTCATTGCGGCAAATACATCTCCGTACCCAACTGCTCTGCAGCAACCTATCCGCGTGGCCATTTCATTGCGCCAACCTGCGCCCGTCTCTTTCTCCCGGAAAGAGACGGGCGCTCCTACCGCTGCTGCAGCCCAACTCGTACAAGGCTTTGCGGCATTCCCCCTCGTGACAAGAGGCGTGACAAACACCGAAGTCACCAGCAACAGCGGTGCAGATGATGGTGCCGCAGCCCAGGGAATGGGCTGCACCTGACTGACAGTCAGG